AGACGCTTTATGAAATCTAAGATGGAGTTGGATGCTATTAAAGGAGCACTCAAGTCTGGAGATCAAGCGAAAGCGAAACAGAAACTTAAAAAGATTAGAAAGTTTTTTAGATCACCCTTGGGAGAGGTTGCAAGATTGGACCAAACCCTATATAATGTTACGAAACCGACACAGGAGGACACGATTGATGCCATCAACGAAGGATCAAAAGATTCGGGGGATGACACTGCTGATAGAGAGTCTGCACAAACCTGACTCTAAACTCAGAGCGTGTGCACACAACCAAGAATGTTACGATGAACTCTTAAATTATCGTGACGAATTAGTAGAGTATTGCCATACAAAATTGGGAGAAATCAATGCTCAATCTTGATCAATATTACCATTCTTATTTGGAGAATAAACAGAAAAAGTTCTGTATTGATGGGGTTTATGAGTCCGTAGTCTCCTATGGTTACCATTGTGATGGTAGCGACATAACTGGACACTATGTCTTGACAGATAACTACCGTTTAGTGTATGATCGTTCTGGGTTATTTCAATACAAGGAAAAGTGGTCGAGTGGTTGATGGCATTGGTCTTGAAAACCAACGATGTGAAGGCATCCGTGGGTTCGAATCCCACCTTTTCCGTTACACAATTAAACAATGTTGTGTATAAATAATCATTCGTGCCCGAATCGTATCGCATCACGAATCGTTCACACTATTAATTAAGGAGTTTTTTTAAATGATCAAATCTGCATTCGCTGCTCTTGCCGCTGCAACTGCTATTGCTGCCCCATCTGCGGTCCTTGCAGGACCCTACGTCAACGTGGAAACAAACGCTGGATGGACTGGTTCTAATTACACATCTGCAACCACAGATCTTCACGTGGGGTACGAGGGTGCCACAGGAAGCGCTTCATATTACGTTCAAGCGGGTCCATCTGTAATCGCTGTTGACGGTGCTGAGAGCAGCACTGAGTTCTCAGGTAAGGCAGGTCTTGGACTGTCTGTTTCAGAAGCAGTTGGAGTATATGGTGAAATCTCATTCCTAACAGATGAGGTTGCTGACACTGGTTATGGTGGTAAATTAGGAGTTAAGTACGCTTTCTAAGTTTTTCATACCATAATAGATACTAGGGAGCATAGTGCTCCCTTTTTTATTCTCTAATGACAATGCCTAACACTACTATTATCTACACTCGTGACGGTTGCCCTTTCTGTGTTAAGATTAAGAAACTATACGAGATGAAAGGATGGAAATTCCAAGAACAAAAACTTGATGTCAACTTCACACGTCCACAATTCTGGGAAGAGTTTGGTCGTACTGCTACGTTCCCACAATTAATCGTTGATGGTAAAAGGACTGGTGGGTGTAACGAAACACTCACACAGTTTAGATCCCAGGGTCTTCTATAAATAACCTTAGCGTTATAGGAGGTCTCTAACTTGCACCCTTTGTTCACCTTACTTGGAGAGACCGATGGAAACAGCATTATATGTCTTCGCAATCATAGGATCATTCCTAATTGGAGGACTGGTAACTTGGACAGCGAAAGACTACATTGATGCATACATTGATAACGCTGCTTACGCAAAGTCAATTACGCATCCTGAGATGCTGGATGAGGAAGGCAATGTAGATCAGACTGAACTGCTCTACTTGCGATTCACAGAGAACGATGATATACTTGATGTTGAAGACGACGACTAAGTTATGATCCTGGTCGATATGAATCAGGTAATGATCGCTAACCTTATGGTTAGTTTGTCACTATCTGATGAACTACAAGAAGGACTGGTTCGCCATATGATCCTTAACTCGTTGCGTAATTACAGGCACGAGTTTCGGAAAGAGTATGGTGAGTTAGTCCTTTGCTATGACAGTAAACACTACTGGAGACGCGAATACTATCCGTACTATAAAGGTACGAGAAAGAAAGACCGAGAGAAGTCCAAGCACAATTGGAACAACATCTTCGATCTACTGAACAAACTTAAGGATGAGTTTCGAGAGTCACTCCCCTATAAAGTTGTTGAGGTTGATGGAGCAGAAGCAGATGACATCATCGCAATCCTTGTTAAAGACCAAGGTCTTAAGAACATACGATTGCAAAACAATATGCAACCTGCTCAGAAAGTTTTGATCCTATCTGGTGATAAAGATTTCATTCAACTACAACGCTTTAGGTTTGTTACTCAGTACAATCCTTGCCTCAAGAAATATGTGAACGGTGTAGACCCTCTCATCTATATCTCTGAGCACATCCTCAAAGGCGATAGGAGCGACGGAATCCCCAACATCCTATCAGACGACTCCTGCCTTACAGAAGGACGCAGACAGCGCCCTCTGGCACGTAAGAAGATCGATGTCTGGGTACAGAACTTAGACTACATCCCTGAGGAAAACAAAAAGAACTACGAAAGAAACAAAACTCTGATAGACTTTTCTTGTATCCCAAAAGAGGTTGAAGAAAAGATTATAGATACCTATGAGAGTTTTAATCCTCCTGCACGTAAGTACGTGTGGAAGTATCTTGTAGACAACGAACTAAATGATTTGCTCCAACAAATAGGAGACTTTTAACTATGGCATTTAAACTTATGATTTCTGAAATTCTGCAGAAAGCACACAACGCTAAAACAAAAGCAGAGAAGGTGAAAATCCTTCAAGAAAATAATTCACAGTCACTCAGGTCACTGTTCATCTGGAACTTTGACGAGACTGTAGAGTCCATCGTACCAGAAGGTGAAGTACCTTACCGAGAAAACGATGCACCCCAAGGAACAGAGCATACACTTCTAGAGAAAGAAGGACGTAAGTTTTATTACTTCATCAAGGGTGGTGCAGAAAACATCAACAAGATGACACGTGAGAATATGTTTATTCAAATGTGTGAAGGGTTGCATAAAGATGAAGCAGAAGTTCTTTGTCTTGTAAAAGATAAGAAGTTGCACAAGAAGTTTCGTATCACAAAGAATGTTGTGAGTGAAGCGTTTCCAACTATCAATTGGGGTGGTCGGAGTCAGAACGCTTAATGAAAATACTTAAAGAGAGTGTGCCACTAGAAGCAGGTAACGATCGGACGCTTCCAAACAACTCGTATCTTGTTACTTATCTTGACGAGAACGACAATCCCCTCTATGATATAGCGATGGGTGATACAGGTAGAATCTTTGATCACTACTACGATAAGTATAAGAAGAAGTTTCAAAGGTTTGAACAAACCCAAGGACGCATCTCCCCTAAATTATGGAATCCAAACCCTCAACCTCCTGGCAAGAAAAAATGACATACATCAGGGGTCTTAACAAAGAAGACTCTGATGATGCCAAGAAAGAATATGAAGTCACTCCCGAACAAGTCGGGAAGTTCATTGGAGTTTTCCTCCTTGGACCGCTACTTCTGATGGTGTGTTGGAATGGTTTAATGCCGTACCTCTTTGGATTAAAGGCACTAAATTATCTACACGCATTTTATATGATTGTACTAACTAGGTTTATTACTAATGCCGACTGACCCTACGAAGGTATGCTTAGTCTCCGTCACACCTGATGCTGAAAAGACTATTGGATACATCGCTCGTGTGAGCAACCCTAAAAATCAAGACAACCCTAAAATTTCTGGGTTGTTGAGTTACTGCATCAAGCACGGACACTGGTCTGTATTTGAGCAAGCAAGTATGACTCTTGAGATTACGACGACCAGAGCAATCGCTGCCCAAATTCTGAGGCACAGGTCGTTTACATTTCAAGAGTTTTCTCAACGCTATGCAGACGCATCACAGATTGAAAATGAAATCCCTTTGTTTGCATTACGCAGACAGGATACAAAGAACAGACAAAATTCCATCGATGATATTGATGATTTCACTAGGCAAAAGTATGAGATTCTAGTCCGTAAACATTTTGATGAGTCGATGGATCTGTATAAGCAAATGGTTACAGATGGTATTGCAAAAGAGTCAGCAAGATTTGTGCTACCTCTTGCCACACCAACTCGTTTGTATATGACAGGCAATCTTCGCAACTGGATTCATTACATTGAACTACGTGAGAAGAATGGTACGCAACTAGAACATAAAAAGATTGCTGACACCGTGAAGAATCACTTCATCTGTCAGTTCCCTATTATTTCTGCTGCTCTTGACTGGTGTCCTGATGAGGATTGCAACTGTGTTGACGAGAGTTACTGGAATGATCTACAACCTTGTCTCCGTATTGATTAATGAACACACAAGCAATGTCAGCACAAATTGGTGCTATTGATTTATCGGACATAGAAGAACAGAGAAATCGGATTCCCGATTTAGAAAAAAAGGAAATGAATCTTTTATCTGATGCATTGAAGGTTGAACTTAAACAACTTATCAATGAGGTCTTGGATGAAAGAGAATACAAACACAAATTAGATGGTCCGTATGATATGATAGAAGAGTTCCCAGACGATGCTTCATACGACTGGGTATGACCTATATAAAGTTACCCTCAACACCCACATTATTCTAAGATAAATGCCAACCTACGAATGGATTAACAAAGAATCAGGTGAGATCACAACCAATTTTATGTCGATCAAAGACCTCGATAAATACAAAGAAGAACATCCTGAGTTGGAAAGATACTTGGGTAATCAACACAACGGTACTGTCTATGGTAAACCTAGGCAGTCTGAAGGATTCAAAAACGTGATGCAAAAAATCCAAAAGGATCACCCTGCAGCGAACCTTAGTCGCTTTACCTAAATTATGCCACAACGCAAGAGAAAGACACCTGTCTCATCCTTTTCACGCTCAGCGAAACAGATGCGAAGAAAGAAACCAATCAATCAAGAACATCTTAAGACGATTGAACCCATCACCACTAATCAGGAGCGGGTATTCAAGTCTTATGCTGAAGGTAAAAACCTATGCCTACACGGTGCAGCAGGTACTGGTAAAACATTTATCAGTCTTTATATGGCACTCAAGGAGGTTCTAGAACCTTCCACTGCCTATGAAAAGGTTTATATGGTTCGTTCTCTTGTACCTACAAGAGAGATTGGTTTCCTTCCAGGTGACCACGAAGACAAGTCAAACCTATACCAGATTCCTTATAAGAATATGGTAAAGTATATGTTCGAAATGCCAGATGATGCTGCATTCGAAATGCTTTACGATAATCTTAGAGCACAGGAAACTATTTCATTCTGGTCAACATCATTCATCCGTGGTGTCACGATGGATAATTGTATTGTTATCGTCGATGAGTTCAGTAACTTGAACTTTCACGAACTTGATAGTATAATTACTAGGGTGGGAGAGAACTGTAAGATCATCTTTGCAGGTGACTACACACAGTCTGACCTCATCAAAACAAATGAAAAAAATGGTGTCCTAGATTTTATGAAGATCATTCAAACAATGAGTTCGTTTGACTGCGTAGAATTTGGTATCGAAGACATCGTGCGTTCTGGTCTGGTACGTGAGTATCTGATCAGTAAAATCAATCTAGGATTTTAATTATGTTTAACTTAGTGGGACCTCCAGTTCCACTGACTGAGATGAATGCTGTTACCAAGAGTAATGGTCTTCGTCTCTATGAAGTTGGTGAAAACAAATGGTACCCATCCGTCACTACAGTCACTGGTCATAGGACTAAGGACAAAATTATGAAGTGGAGGAAGAGGGTTGGCGAGAAGGAAGCAAACAAGATCTCAGGTCGTGCTTCCTCACGTGGCAATAAGTTTCATAGTATGGTAGAATGTTACCTGAAGAATGAAACTGTCAAGTTTGATGAGAAGAATCCACTAGCATCTTTTATGTTTAAGACTGCTAAGGATACTCTCAATAACATTAACAACATTCATCTTCTTGAAAGTCCTCTTTACAGTGATCACCTTCGCATAGCAGGTCGAGTAGACTGCATTGCTGAGTATGAAGGTAAGTTATCAGTCATTGATTTCAAAACTTCTACTAAACCCAAGAAGGAATCCTGGATCGAGAACTACTTTGTTCAAGAAACTGCATACGCTGTGATGTATTACGAGCGGTGTGGTGTCAAGGTTGATAGTATTGTAACTATTATTTCTACTGAAGAAGGATCTATGCAGATCATTCAGAAGACAGACCTTGATTATTATTACCAACTACTTGTCGAATACATCAACGAATTTATGCAGGATAAACTACAATGAAGGAATACAAAGACAAATTTATGACACAAGCAAAATTTTCTGCTGCGGTTGAAGATGTTGTCAAAAACAGCAACGGTCTTGTCAACTATATTGATGCAGTCATTGTTGTCTGCGATGATCTTGACATTGAGGTGGATACTGTCAACAAACTCATCAGCAAACCGCTGAAGGATAAGATTAAGTTTAATGCCCAAGAGTTAAATTATGTTAAACGAACATCAAGGGGAGTCCTACCAATATGACCAATCCATTTTACGAATCAGAAGTCGTACGTGGTGAAGTAAAAGAGATGGAGAAACTCTATCTCGAACTAGCAAAACTATCAGTAAAGTTTACTGAACTAGATGATGAAGGCAGGCGAGAGCACCTAGAGGGAACTCTAGAACTGATCGCCAAACAAAAGGTTTTCTATGCTAGACTTGCTCTGATGGCACATCAGGACAAGGAGGCAGCAGACATCAAGTTCAAAATTGATACGCTTTCAGAGATGTATTCTGGAGGCAAGCACATCAATGAAGTTCTTGATGATATGGAGACAAAACTCAAGGATATGCGTAGAGAGCACCTTGACAACAACTAAATAGTACGTTACCCTATATGGGTAGTACAATCACACAAAAACACTAACACTAATACAAATGGCATTCGCAGATCTTAAAAAGAAGTCAGGTAAGTTCGCTAACTTGACTAAGGAAATTGAGAAGATGAGCAGTGGAGGAAAGAAGGTTGATGAACGCTTCTGGAAACCACAGGTAGATAAAGCAGGTAATGGATTCGCAGTGATCCGTTTCCTTCCAGAATCTGAGGGAGCAGAACTTCCTTGGGCACAGGTTTGGAGTCACGCATTCCAAGGACCTGGCGGTTGGTTCATCGAGAATTCTCTTACCACTCTCGGACAGAAGGATCCAGTCTCTGCACTGAACTCTTCACTCTGGAATTCTGGTATCGAGTCTGATAAAGAAATCGCACGTAAACAAAAGCGTAAACTGTCATACTACAGTAACATCTACGTTGTAAAGGATCCATTGAATCCTGAGAACGAAGGGAAAGTATTTCTCTATAAGTATGGCAAGCGTATCTTTGACAAGATTATGGCAAAGATGCAACCCAATGAGAATGATTACGATCCAGAACCCGCATTCAATCCTTTCGATCTTTGGAAGGGTGCTGACTTCAAGTTGAAGATCAAGCAGGTTGCAGGTTACTGGAACTATGATGACTCAACGTTCACTTCACCACAAACTCTAGGTAGTTTTGATGATGATAAACTTGAAGAGGTTTATGGTCAGGCACACGATCTTGCATCGTTTACTTCACCAGATCAATTCAAGTCTTATGAAGAACTTGAGGCACGTTTGAAGTCTGTGCTTGGTCCTAAGACTGCTGCTCTGCAGGTTGATGAGTCTCTTGAAGACGAGTCTGAAGGACGTGGACCTGCTCCCACTATCAGTGCTACAGCAGGACCATCTTGGACTGAACAAGTGTCCACTTCAACAAGTGGCACAGGTGAGGACGATACTCTGTCTTACTTTGCTAAACTAGCAGAAGAAGAGTAAAGGAACCTATGAAGAAGTTTGCCATCGCACTACTGCTACTGTCTGTCGCTACACCTGCGATGGCACACCACCGTGCACCGAGGTTGAGAAGTGGTAATTTTGAGGTTGAACCCTCACATTGCACTTACGATAAATTGTTTGAGACTTGGAACTGTTGGTACACACCAGTCCCCAAGCGAAGACATCATCACTACCACGGTGATCACAATCACGGTGAATACTTCACACCTAATAAGCATAACGAACACGGAACACCGTGTTATATCTACAAGAAAAACGGTTGGTGTTTCTAACCTAGAGCATAATCTAAAGCAAGTTTGGCGGTCGTCTTAAGTTTAGGACGCCGCCATTCTGCGTATGGAATAGTCACAAGAAATCCTAGGAGATCTCCGTCTGGAACATCAGGAACTCCTACTGGTTGCACAAAAAATATACCTGCGTGTGCTACAGTTTTCCAACCTATATCTACAAACCCTAATTCACGAAGAGCACACTCTAATTTAAGAGATTGTGCTCCTTCAATACAAAGCATTAATATCCTCCTGAGGATCCAGATGATCCAGAGGATGAAGAAGAACTAGATGAGGAAGAACTAGAACTGGAACTGGATGATGACGAACTGCTGCTTGCTGTCTCTGTATTGTATGATGTAGTGCTATTACTTGTTGTACCTGTACTGCTAGTCCCAGTAGTTACTTCTGTTGCTACTGCTGCTGCAACACCTGCAGTACCTGACCCACCACCAGATGCAATGAGAGCAGTAGATGATCCACCACCACGTGCAGAACCAGTTGACGCTGTGCTCTGACTTGGTTTTCTATAGTTAGTAATACCAATGAACTCCTCTGCCAGTGTGGTAGGGGTTTTCTTATTGCCATCAGAATCTACTTCATCATTAGGTAGATACTTGCTGAGTCTTCTGAACTCATTCACAAAGTCATCAACGTATGCACCACGTAGCAAATAGATCTGACGTTTGAATTCATTCTCTTCATCCATCGTTTCATAGTTACTGACAGGTCTACGAGAATCATTCTTAGGAGTCAGGGTACCATCTGGTTTGATGTACTGAAAATTCTCATTGACTTGAAGACCTTCAGGTAGAATCACTTCACCATTCTGACCTTTAACCTCTTTAGTTTCATAGTGATGTACACTATCTACAGTACCGAATCTGTCTACACATATCTTATAAAGGTCCTCTCTTGTCACTGGCCATTCAGTGTTTACATTGATGATGTTGTTCACAAGTAAAACAATCCAGTCTAATCCACTATCACCATATGCATTCTTTGCAATTTGATCAGGACGTTCGTTATCTTTGATAGCATACTTAGTGAACCCTAAAAGTTCTCCTTTGTATAGATCTCGGATCTTAATACGACGGAAGATATTAACAGTCAGTTCATATGGATGGGTACCATTAAGGAACGTTCTGTTTCTTACATATACGTTAGGTAAATATTTAAAATATGCCATTAGGAACCTCCTCTTGCAAACATATCTGAAGTAAGGAATTGAGTTTCCTTGAAGGTGAGAGTCATTGTATATGCAACTGGACCATAGTCCCAAGTGTTATCAGTAATGTCTCTCAAAGTATTCATAAAGTTATCAGGTGATGTATTCAACTGTAGATTCTCAAGTACAACCTTGGAAGGGAATGAGTGAATACTCTTGAGCATACCACCATTGCCTGTAATCCTAAGATCATCACCACTCTCAGTCTCTTGTGCTTTGACACGAACAATACCGAGTCTGAAATAGTTTGGAATGTTTAGGAACCTAGCGTTGTTCAGAGTTCCTACATCAGTACCATTCCCTGTTGAAAGAGCATTTGTTGCTTTTTCTGCATTATCTCTAGTTTCTTGATCAGTGCTGGTGAGACCTAACTTAAACATCTTCTTGATCGCATCAGCATTACTACCAGACATCGTAGGATGCATAGCAAAACGAAGGAGTTTGAATATACCTAGTGCTTCTTGTGCTTCCTTAGCATTACGTGGTGCAATCTTAAAGTTAAATGTGTGGTTTCTATATGCCACACCTTTGAATGTAACTTCTTGGTATGGGTTGAATATTTTCTTAGTTGCAATGGCAGACAAAGCATTGCCATCAATATCTCCACCTGCACCTAGAGTAGAGTTAACTGTACCAATAGCAGATGATATTGAGTTCATTAAAAACTCTGGTTTTAAAGATCCTGCTGTTTCTTGTAGAGTATTAACAGCATTTCCTTGAGTCGGATTTGATGCTGCTTGCATAGCACCAAGACCTGCTGCACCTAAAGTGGTTTCATTATACATCGCTGTATAATTTTCTTGTAAACCATTAGGTAAATATAAAAATACATTACCAACTAATCCTGCATCAGATGCATTTCTAAAAGGTTCTGCTACGGGTTTACCGTTGTTACCTACATAAGTATAAGGATTACCACCCTGTTGAGGATCGTACACTTGAATTTTAAGATAATCTACGAGTTTAGTCGCAAAAGTATCTTCACGAGAGATCTCACGTCTCGACCCGAGTATATCGGTCGGCAATGTTCTTGGGTAAACTAGTGGGGTAGTCATATGCAGCGAAGTTATTCTGGAAGGTTCAGACCTAGTTACCCAGGAAAATACAAAGGTGACCCTACGAATATTATTTATAGGAGTTTGTGGGAACGTAAATTAATGGTATGGTGCGATAAGAATGCAAACGTAATGGAATGGGGTTCAGAGGAGATAATCATTCCATATATCTCACCTATTGACAATAGAATACACAGATATTTTCCAGACTTCTACATCAAAGGAAGAACTTCCTCTGGTACTACTAAATATATAGTGGAGGTAAAACCCAAGGCACAAACTCTTCCACCTAAAAAAGGTAGGAAGACTAAGAGATTATTGACAGAGATTGCCACGTACGGAGTCAATCAGGCGAAGTGGAAGGCAGCACGTGAGTATTGTGCAGATCGTAAGATGAAATTTATTATACTCACAGAAAAAGAACTCAAAGTATGAGCGTCTATCAAGATCTAAAAGATCTAGCAAACAATAGAGCACAGGCACCTTCTTGGTGGAGGAGTCAATTGTTCTTCTACCTATCAGGTCGTGGTATAGATGGTCCTGCTGTGGGAGGAGTATGTACTTTCCAGTATGCAGCAGAGTATGCAGAGAAGTATCAGTTCTGGGACAAATATCCTTTGGTGTATGTCATAGGTGAGTCAACGAACCACTTTTGGGGTGCTAATGTACACTATCTACCACCTCAAGCACGGGTCTCAGGGTTCACTCCGTCACCACCTCCTGTTACTCTGCATAAATACTTGCGAAGTAATGTTTTATCACCCTATTACAGCATTGAAAACTCTGAGTGGGCAGATATTGGTTTGATTCCCTCCGAAGAATTTGTAACCACTGTCAACGGAAGAAACATATCCGTACCAACGTCGTTAGTATTAAAGAAACTCTGATGTCATACGCAGCACCCAATTCATTTAGATCATTCACAGACCTCGTTTCTAAGGGAGCGTGGGAACCCTCCCGTGGTAATCTTTACTCTGTAGAGATTGGATTCCCTGGTGTCTTGGGATCTGCAGCACTTAATGGTGGTGGGACGATTGCATATGGTAGAGAATATTATGACGCTGTAAATTATTTTGCTGATCAAGTTACTATCCCTTCAAGAAACTTGACGACTGGAGACACTCAGAACTTTGGTCTTCAAAGATCATATGTAACAGGACAGACACCTAATGAACTAGCAGTGTCATTCTTAGTGACAAAGAACCAGTGGCATAGAAATTTCTTTGAGACTTGGATGAATTCTATTGCACCTGATGGTGAGAACAGAGTCAGTTTCTATGATGATTATATTTGTGACATTATTGTAAGGAAATGGGAGAGAGGATCTAACTTTATCGTGCAGACCGTGAAGAAAGGACAAAAATATCAAACACGTTTAAATAAAGCAGTTGGTATATGGAGATTCAATGGAGCATATCCATTCAACCTAGGTACAATGACCTTCGGCAACAGTAATTCAGAAGTGATGAGATTAGATGTACAGTTTAAGTTTGAGCGTTATAGATTTACTACAAAACAAGAGAAGGCAGGTGGTTGGACCAACGAAAAGGTTATAAACAATATAGATAGTGTTCTCGACGATAATGATTTCAGGACCTACGTCGGGGTCTAAATAGTTTTACTGAATTGTAATTTTACACGATGCCTTTACCCAAACTGAGCATTCCAGATTATGAATGCGTGCTTCCTCGTGGTCAAAAGGTTACCTATAGACCATTCCTAGTGAGAGAAGAGAAACTTCTTTATCTTGCTATGGAAACACAGGATAATAAAGAGATGATCAAAGCGGTGAAAGAGATTATCAAGAATTGTACCAACCTCAAGAAACTTGATGACCTTGCTACATTTGATATTGAATATCTCTTTCTTAGAATCCGTGGTAAATCTGTTGGTGAGGTGAGTGAATTTAAGATCACTTGCCCTGATGATGAGAAGACTCAAGTTGATGTTGAAGTCAACCTTGATGATGTGAAGGTAATAATTCCTAAGGAACATACCACCATTCTTAAAGTCAGCGATGATGTCACTATCACTATGCAATATCCATCCTTGGATGTGTTTGTGAAGAATAATCTCGTTGACAACCCAGGTGTAGACGATCTATTCAAACTTGCTGCTAGTTGTACTGAAAGTATTGCTGAAGGTGAGGATGTATATGAAGGAAAAGATCACACAACTAAAGAACTAGTTGAATTCTATGAAAATATGAACTCACAACAGTTCGGTTTAGTTCAGAAGTTCTTTGAAACTATGCCTAAACTCTCCCATACTATTGAGGTTTTCAATCCGAAGACTGAAGTTACATCACCAATTGTACTCGAAGGACTAGCAAGTTTTTTCGCGTAGCCCTAGCGCACGATTCGTTGATGAACATCTATGAGACCAACTTTGCTTTGATGCAACATCATAAGTACAGTCTCACAGAACTTGAAAATATGATGCCGTGGGAAAGGGATGTTTATGTGAACCTCTTGATGCGTTACTTACGTGAGGAAGAGGCAAGACAACGCCAACAGGCGGGACAACACCAGTCACTTTAATGGCAAAAGCAGCACCCAAGTTATCAATAAGAAACTTTATTCCTGTCACTACCTCTGGTATGGACAAGAAGGATCCTGCAATGTCAATGACCCTAGCGGTCAACCGATTGGGACATACTGTCACCGATGTTGGTAAGATTCTCACAAGTGGACACCAAGCACGACTTGATGCAGCGTACGCTGTGCAAGGGAGAAGATCTCTAGCACAGGACAGGGCGAGAGAGAGTAAGATTGAGAAGAAAGCAACTGAAGAGATAGAAAGAGAGTCGAAATCAAGAGGATATTCAAAGGGTGGGAGTGGTATCTTTGGGTTCCTATCACCATTAATAGAACCACTGATTAAATTTGCGGCAACTCTTGGTACATTCTTTGCATTAGACTGGTTGTCTAAGAAGGAAAACAAAGAGTCAATTCGAACTGGGTTCGAATGGATCGGTAAGTGGTTGGGCACGGTCTGGAAGGTTGGATCGTGGGGATTCGGTATGATATATGATGGACTGTTCGATCCAGATGGGAACGACAGTTACTTAATGAGAGCGTTGAAGGTTGTAGGGGGCATCGCCGCGCTCAAGGTAGCAAGTAGGATTTTAATGCCCTGGAAGTTGGCAGGAGATATTGGTAAACTATCAAAATTATTTAAAGTTAATCGTACCAAGGCAACAAAAAACGCAAAGAAAGTAAATCAAAATAATTTCTTAAAGCAAAAACCAAAAAGAGTAGCAAAAGGTATCAGGTCTGGTAACGCATCAAAGGCAGCACGAAAGAGATACGCTAGAAGATTTGGTGGCAATGCATCCAAGTCAAGATTCGGTGGTCGTATTGCAGGAAGGGCAGGATTTAAAGGTATGACAGGTATGGGTCGCTTTATGCGATCTGGTGCTGGTGGAGGTATATTTGCAGGTGCACTCTCATTTGGATCCAGACTCGCTGCTGGTGACAAAATGAATGTAGCAGCAGGTGGAGGTATCGGTGCCACTATTGGTACAGTTGCGGTCACTGCACTGTTAACACCTGTCCTAGGACCATTCGCACCTATTGTGGGTGGTGTTCTAGGTGGGTTCTTTGGAGATAAGATTGGAGCGTTCCTTGGAGAGGCAATAGAACCTGTTCTGAAACCTCTTGGAGATTACTTTAAGAATATTGCTTTACCAATGTTTAATGCATTTGTAAAACCAGTTGCAACAGCAATACAAGATTTGTTTGAACCTTTGAAGCACGTCCTTGATATGGTGCTTGAGTTTATTGCACCTATTGCAGGTGCTGCTTTCCAAGGTTTGATGGACTATGTTATTGGTCCTGCTGCTAAGGCAGCGTTAGATAGTATTGTCTGGATATTTGAGAAAGCAATATGGGCAATTAATAATGTTGGAGGATTTATTAAAGGTACAGGGAATACTTTAACCAGAGTCATTGGTAGTGATGGTCAAAAGGCAATGGCACAGGTAGAGAATGAAGACTATGATGTGAAGAGATTGAAGGCAGAACTTAAAGTAATAAGAGAAAGAATTGCAAATGGTGAAGGTGGAAGTAGATCTGCCTGGTTTGGGGTTGATGGCGTGTTCAAGACATCAAATGGTGCTCCAGGGATGACCATTATGAATGGACACTGGAATGGTTTAGGTTCAACCAACGAAGAAAAAGCGAAGCACTGGGAGAATGTTTTAATACCGTTCGCTGAAGAAAAAGCAGCGAGTGCGAAGGCAGCATTGGCACAGTTTGAGATGGCACAACCTCAAACTTCTATGGTCGATGATCCATTTGTATCGAAGAAAGGTATCGGTACCGATGATAGTCCTGTACCAAAAGGAGGACGTATAGATTTCCAAGGACACGGTGATGGTGCTACTGGTGTGCTACGTCTGTTTGATGGTAAGAATAGAAAGATTGGTCAGTGGGAAGCGATTAGTGGTCAATATAGTACAGCAGGCACATCACAATCACAAAGAAGAAACGTATCTGGTGCTCTTTATCCTTTACCAGATGGTAAGTATCCTCTTGTTGGATTTGCAGAACACTCAAATGTAAGTGGTATTGGAACTTGGTCTACCTTTATTAACAATATGGGTGGTGTTATTGGTAAGAGATCTGCAATTCAACTTCATAATGATATTAATGACAATGGTACTGCAGGTTGTGTTGGTGTGACTCTTGGTGGTACTGCAGGTAATAATAAAGATAAGGATTTTGTGAAAAAATATAAACAGGTGATGCCAGAAACTATAAGAGTTTCTATCGCTAAAGGTGCAAAACAGTTGAGCACTGGACCTTCACCTAGTCCTGACAATAGAGAAATCAGACCAACAGATCTAAATAGTACGAAGACTAGTGAATTAACACGGTCATCTCAACAACAAGATACCGAACTAAGTTCTGGAGATGGATCTTCAATGGTAGTATTCCAACCAATTATTAAACCTGTTGTCTCAGAGACTGGTGTGATAGGAGTACAAACGGTCACTAAGTCTGGTGATTTCTCTCTAACAGGTTTAAATTCATAAACTATGAGTAAGATAAGACTATACAAATACGTCACACCACCTAAAGAGGCAGATGGTGCACAGATGACTGTCGGTAAAAAAACATTTACCACCACAGGTTTCGTCCCGACAGTTAAAGCAATTAATTCCCTAGGAGCGACTGTAAATAGTATTGGTCTTGCACTGAAGAAGAACCAAGTAGCACAACAAAGACTTATGGATGAGCAGCGCCGCTTTGCTGCTCTTCAAGCAGATAGACAAAGAGAAGCAGCGATAGAAGCAAAAGGAGATACTGCAGATAGTGCAATCAGTGCCACAAAGGGCGCTGGTTTGGGATTTATGGAATATTTGATGAAATTCCTTAAAAACCTCTTGATATTTGGTGCACTCAATTGGTTATCTAAGAAAGAGAACCGAGAGAAGATAGTAAAAGCGTTTGAGATGGTTAGTGGGTTATTTAAGTGGATTGGGAACACGATAAATTGGTGGAAACAGAAATATGGCGAGTTATTTGGCGAAGATAGTGATGGATGGACCAGATTCAAAGCAGCAGCAAAAATGCTTGGTGCAGGACTTGCTGTATTAGCAGGTTTATCATTCCTGAAGAATCCTATCGGAACTGTCAAAGCATTTGGTAGTATTATTGGTACTATCGGTAAAGGTATCCTGAATCTGGGTAAATTCCTTGGTGGCAACCCTCTAGGTCAGTTAGCACTAGCAGGTGCACAGGGTGCTGCAGCATATCAGGATGTATCACAGAACTATGACGGTGTTGAAGAAGACAGGATGGCAGCGGCGAGAGGTGCTGGTATTGGTGCTGCAGGTGGCGGTATGGCACTTGGTATGATCGGCAACCAGATTGCAGGTCCTATCGGTGGTTTGATTGGTAACGCTGTTGGTGGATTACTAGGAAAAGAGGCAGGCAAGTTCCTTGGACCTATAGTTGGTAATTTCTTTAATACTATTAAGGAAGCATTTGACTTTATGATGCAGACACTTGATGAGTTCTTTAAACCTTTAAGAGAGGCAATTACAGAACTTTTCAAAGCAGTGGGTCCTCCATTGCAGATGATAGTAGATGCGATCAAACCACATCTACCTAAATTACTGTCGTTTGCCGAATTTATGGGTAAAGCGGCATTCTTCCCACTGATCAAAATGATCGAAGGGTTGACATTTTTCCTCAAGATGATTCCTGGGGTGCAAGAGAGAATGGACGCGGCAGAGAAAGGAAATAACGAAGATACGCCAGAAATGTCCATAGGTGGAATCGTTCCACAGACTGCAGTTCTACCTGAGAAGTCGGATGGTGGTTGGATCTCTGGACCACAATCAGGTTACCCAGTATCACTCGATGGTGGTAAGTCCGTATCCTTTATCGGACACGGAACTGAATATGTGGCACAAAGATCTCGTGGGGGTTTTGTTGTTCCCTTTAATACCCCCCATACTAAGAAAGACCCTGGACTTACTAGTAGAAGAATTCAACAAGCAACTTCTGCAGGATATAAAGTCCCTGGATTTTCTATGGGTGGTACAGTTCCTTTTGATTTCGGATCTAAAAAGTCAACAGCAGTTTCATCACTACCCCCATCAAACTACGGACAATATAAAGGATATTCATTTGGTGGTATGTTGAAAGGTATAGGTTCAGCAGTGGCATCGGCAACTCTACCCCCAGGTGCACAGGCAGCAATGAACTTTATGCAACCACATATCAATACTGCTGCACAGAATATTGGTGGTGTTGTGAATAATGTTGTTGATATTATGCCACCTGCACTTAAAGCAAGAACTGGTAATATTATTAATAAAACAGTTGCAAATATCAAGAGTATTGCTACTAAGGTCAAGACTAGTGACCTAAATTCTAGTATAGAGACTATGGTTGCTGAAGCAATCGTACTACCTACTGCTAAAACTAGTTCAGGTGGTGGTGGCGGTACCCCTGTTGTACAAAAAGGTAATCCCAATCCAGCGAATGACTTCTTGTCTAGCAGGTTTGGTAGAGTTGCTGAATCCGCTAGTGTATTGAGTAATCTGTTCTGATGTCTGAATCAACGTACCAAGCAAAAGGGTATAAAATTAAACAGTTTAATCTGTATTTGGCAGATGACTATGTTCCATCAGAAAAGATTCAGGAACTGTCACCTGAAGGGGGAAAGGCAGTAGATATTAGAGGTATCTGCCCTGGATTTAATTATATTGAGTCTATCGATTCTCCTTCGGTCAGAATGGAGATTGCAGTAATGGATACTGTTGACTTGATTTCGGATCTAACTGGTAATGAATTTATTCAACTAGAAATGGAGTCAGATAGTGCTCCAGATCAACCTCTAATCGTCAGACAACGTATTTTTAAGATTGGTGCGGTAACTAAATCTGAAAGAGCACAATCATATGTGATATATACAGTTTCACCAGAAGCATATAACAATGAAACAAATAGAGTATTTAAAGCATTTAGATATAAGACTGGATCAAGTCACGTAAAAGAAATTGTCAACAAGTTTTTGAAGTCATCTGGACGGAAGTATTCATACGAAGGTTCTAAAGGTAACTTCAATTTTATATCTCCCTCTTGGAGACCATTTGATGTTATTGCATATATCTCTGATAAAATTGTTTCATCTGAAAACAACAAGGCAGGATATTTGTTCTTTGAAAACAAGAATGGGTTCTATTTTAATACTATAGATACCCTTACCAAGGGAGAATTGATGAACAAGGGAAGTGTCCCGACGTTCACATATGAACAAGCAAATGTCGGCAATGCCGAGTATAATGCTTACAGTATCGAAAGTATGAATTATCCAGATCAGGGCAACCATCTGGAAAAAATGCGAACTGGTGCATATGTAAATACCGTTATCGGTGTTAAAGCACCTGCACTCACTTCAGGTAATCTCCCTACAGCAGGGAGTGGAAAGAGTGGACCCTCTGGTTCAATCTCACCGCCAAGGACTCAATCATTAATTGAGGTATTTGGACAGGCAGAAACACTTAATGATGCTTTTCCTTTTCCAAAGATCAAGGAAGCATACTTTGATGAGAAAAAACCTACCAGAGTTAAAATCCGTGCTCTACCTGGAATGAAGAATGCGAAAACGTCTCAAGATGGAACCGATACTGCAGGAAATATGGATAATGACACCATTGCAGCGAGTTCATACTCGTATTCTCGATGGCAGTTACTTAACTCCATAAGACTTGACATAACCATCCCAGGTAATGTATCATTGGCTGTCGGTATGGTAATTCAATGTAAAATTCCTGCATCTTCTAACGTAGAGGAAAGAACTGTATTGGATCCTGTATATTCGGGACGTTATCTTGTCGTAGGACTAAAACACGACTATAGTCCTACTGGATTAACTACCCATTTACAACTATCTAAAGATAGTGTAACCTCATAAAGGAGACCTAATGAAATCACTAGAAGACCACATCCAACACGATAAAGAAATCTTGGATAATCCTACAACAAGTCCTCAGACTCGTAGGCACATCGAAGGCGAACTTCACGAGTTGGAAGATTACGTCGATCATCACAAAAAAGAAATTGAGGAAGGAGATCATCACGATCCTACTGCTCTCGAACTATATTGTGATCAAAACCCTTCAGAACCAGAATGTCTGGTTTATGAAGACTAATAACCTATCATCTATTATTATGGCAGCAGTACAATCGTTTATTGCAGGTGGCAAAATAAAAGAAGAAATCATTGACGGTGTAGTAGATTTTTACAACACCTGTGATTATCTTGCCAAAGTCCCTGGTGAATATAGTGGTGGAACTGATCCATTGATCAAGAACTCCACGGATATGTCTGTTCCATCTTGGATCAAAGATCCGAGAATTACAAATTATTTGGATGAGGTACAAGCGTGCATTCAATTGTACGTCGATCAATATCCCTGGGCAAAAATGGCGGATTTGGAGGTTATCGAACCATTCAATATCCAGAAGTATGAACCAGGGCAAGCATTCACACAACCACACTGTGAAAGAGTAGGTTCCAATAAGACCACCTCTTTCAGACATCTGGTATGGATGACATACCTAAACACCGTAGAGGAAGGCGGTGATACACAATGGGTTCATCAAGACCTACAGATTCAACCAGAAAAGGGTTTAACCCTGCTGTGGCCTGTAGATTGGACTCATATTCATCACGGTAACCCTGCACCAAACGAAGAAAAATTAATTGTAACTGGATGGATTTCGTATGCGTAATGTCCTATTGGCGACATTGTTGAGTTTGAGTTTACCTGTAGCAGCAAACCCTTTACCAAAACCTATTGAAGGTAAAATTACTAAAGGGTGGTTTACAAATGATGCTATGGGATGTATGCTCCTACAGGAGTGTACTGAAGATGTAAAGAGAGTCCGTAATACGGACGATGTACAAAAGATTTTTTCTAACCAAAACTTCAATACAGTTAGAGAAGAGTTTAATAGTCTATCAAGATCATTTGACAAATTAGGAATTAACGTTTATATTGCAAGTCCAAAGTATTTTCCTGTTGGACATAGAGGTGTTTACCATACTGTGAGTAATCATTTCTATCTAAATGAGGCACACGTCAGTCGTCCTAATGTGTTTATGGCAGTAGTCAGGCACGAAGGTTGGCACGCTGCTCAGGATTGTATGGCAGGTACCCTTAACAATTCATTGATCGCTATTATTCACCCAGAGGACCAAGTTCCTAAAATGTGGCAGAATATGGCAGAGAAAACGTATTTCCAACAACCCTCGGCAATCCCTTGGGAAAAGGAAGCGTTTTGGGCAGGGCACACAGAGGGTATGACTGCACAAGCACTTAAAGTCTGTGCATCATCTACTCCTATGTGGGAACATTACTCACCCACTCCTCTCACAAGGAAGTGGTTACTCAAAAACAAATACATTAAATGAATTGTTGGCATTGCCAAACTGAGTTAATCTGGGGAGGTGACCATAGTCTCGATGAAGAAGACTATCCAGTCACCTCGTCGGAGTATTCTATGGTCACTAATCTGAGTTGTCCTAAGTGCAACTCATTTGTTGAAGTTTATTATCCACATCAATGAAGAAAAAGCATTTTCATCAAGTGAAAGCATCACCTTACTACGTTTTCTGGGGTATTTGTACTGTTGCTGTTGTAGCAGGACAAATTTATATTGGCAGCGGTTATCACCGTATGTCAGAGAGTTTTAATAACTATGTTGAGTCACTTGCTAAATAATAAAAACTATATATCGCTGTGAGTTTAACTGCTGCTGTCGGAAAATCTGATGTAATGGGACGCGACGGGTTCACTTGGTGGATCGGAGAAGTCGAGTCTATTAAAGATCCTCAGATGATCGGTAGGGTCAAGGTGCGTATTGTCGGTTGGTACACTGGTGCTGGCGGTGAATCGTATCTTGATAAAGTCCCTACTGAAGATTTACCGTGGGCAGTTGTTATGCTTCCTACAGATCAGGCAGGTATCAAGAATACTGGTACTAAGACTGAACTGCAGGTTGGTGCACAGGTTCTAGGTTTCTTTTTAGATGGTGAAGAAGCACAACTTCCTGTTGTGATGGGATCCCTCCGTGGATTCCGTGGTATGAGTAATCCTAAAAGTGGAGATACTACACCTACGTCAGATGAGAAGATCAGTGCAACTACTATTGCATCTAATGATGAGGCATTATCTGATGATGAAATGCCTCCTGCATCAAAAGATGTAAAAGGACAAGTTGCACACCAAGGTACTTCATTTAACGTAGATCCAAGTCAACAGGTTGGTGACGAGGGTGGTGGTGAAGAAAAGTCTAGAGGATTGTTGTCAATCCTAGAGCAACAAACACCTGGAAATCCATATACAAACCCTACTAAGGTTCCAGCAGAAGCACAAGGTGTTGCTGATGGAGCGGTCGGTCCAAGTGGGGACGGTTTTGAAAAAGACCTTGAAAGAATGCTGACAGAGTTCGGCAATCTTAGCGGCACACTCGCGACTGACTTAAATGGTAATCTCACTTCATTGATTACTGGTAAGAAGGTTTTTAACGATGTGATGAATGAATCGATGGCAGGTATCAAGAACTATGTTTCTTCTGCTATGACTGGTATCCTAAGTTCCTTGAAACAGATGCTTGCAAAAGGCATCGAGGCAATTATGGATAAGATTATGTCTGCTATTAGTAATGTTGTCCCTACAGGAGTTATCTCTTCAATCCTAACACTTGCAGACTTCATTACCAACTTGTTCTGTAACTTCGAAGCAAATTATATTATCAAAGGACTTCAGGGTGCACTTGGAGATATTAGTGGATTCGCCAGTGATATTGCAGGTAAGGTAGTTACTAAAGTTGTCGGTGGTTTTGCTGATAAAGTTACTGATACAGTCAACGCAGTTATTGGTAAGGTTCAAGGTGCTATTGGTAAAGTTTCTGGAGTTGCTAATAAGATCACATCAGCACTTGCTATGGCAAAGAAGGCAACTGGTGTTGCTCGTAATATCAAAGATAAACTAGATACTCTTTTTGAATTTGATTTCTCTAAGTTAAACTTCCAATCACTCGTTTCAATCATTCTTGGTATCCTTGCAGCACTGTTTGGAAACAAGGATTGCGGGAGGAAGATTAAACGACCGAAAATTAAATTCTGGATGCCCTTGTTGGGTACAACGACGTGTGCTAGTGTTCCAGACTTCTTAGAAGAAGAAGTTACTGTTTATACTGGTGGTGGAAAAAACAATAAGAAGAAGGGAAGTTACCTCAGTAATCTTTTCTCGGATATTGATGTATATGCTACACAAGCAGAATCATTCTTGAATGGTGCAAAAACTATTCAAGATAACACCCCAGGAAAAGAGAAAACTATTGTTCAGCACGCAGGTGGTCAGACTGTGATCGCCACTGTGATGGGTGACCAACATACAAACGTCCCTGGAAATGATACAAAGATCATTGGTAGAGATGATTGCAAGACTGTCAAGAAAAATAAAACTCTGACTGTTGAGGGTGATCTTAACCTCAAAGTTATGGGTGATTTCAACCTTGAGGTTGGTGGTGCATTCAATACTCACCTCTCACAAAATGTTGAGACAGATGAAAAGACTGGTGAACCTGCATCAGGTGCAAAGCAATCTAAAGCAGCACAAACATATTCATCAGATTATAACGTTGCTTATGAGGGTGACTATCAGATTCAAGCAGCAAATATTAAATTGAATGCTCACAGTGAGTTGAGTTTAAACGCTTCAGCAATTAATAATAAGTGTACAACATTAATGAACACTGTTTCTGGTGAGATTATCAACGAGGCAGCGTGGAAGTCTGAGTTTATCAACAATGTTATTTTCCAGAACATTGGAATGACTAATGTGATCCCTGGATTGACAGGTAGATGTACTTTGATGAAAGGTCTTGACCTTACTATCTGTGGATCAGGAGCAGGTACATCACCTCTCCCTGCTGCACACGTTCGTATTGCCGAGTGTACAGGACAACCTGGGGGTATGGTGGATCTAGTTACAGGTACAGGTGGTGGTCACTTGACTCTGGTTAAAACACCTAAAGGTGGTATCGGAGAATTCGTTACAGGAGCAGGTGGTGCTATCCTAAACACTGTCAACAACGGTGCTATGGCATATACAGTTGGAACTGGAGTCTACACAGCAGGTTGTACAGGTGGTCTAGCACAGTTCGTTGGACTACCCATTATGCTGAATTAGTGCTATACTAAGGTCAGTCACAAGAATTCAATGCCTGCAAGGAAGTACGAAGTTCTCCTTCGTAGACCAAACGGTCCAATCAAACGTGTTATAATTGACGAAGTGTTCTCTGCACAAGAGGCACGTCAAACCGCAGCATCTATGTATGGTCTGCAAGTTATCGATTGCTATCCTACATACAAATGACTGACGAGTACCTAGACCAATTGTACGTTGATTATGTTTGGATCAATTTTCCGAAACGCACCCTGTCCATACAAGTTAGTGATGGAAATATTGAAAAGATTCGGTATAAGTTCACCGAAGAAGGAGCAGAAGGATTCCGAGAATCCGTAACTAATGTCCAAGGGGCAGTTGACAACGAATCTATTTGTTATTTACTATGATCCATCACTACAACGCTGATCCAAATATCACATTTCCGATCTCCATTATGGTTATCGTTGTGATCTTTGTTTTCTATGGCGTCTACAAAGGATTCTTTGATAACGAGGGACTTGACGATCCATTTGATGACCACGATGATTAAAACCTATGATTAGAGTTACTATCGACGAAGCACAAGAAAATTTTGATTTCTTGTTCAAACTTGTTGAACGCGGTGAGAATGTTCTCATCGAAGCACCTAAAGGTAATGTTGTTATGACACAAGTTGCCCCAGGGCGCACTATTGGTTCTGAAGTAGATTCACTTCTTAATGAAGAAGAACAACTACCCAATATGGACAACTTACCTAGCGAAGGAGCACTTGGTGCACACGTTGCACAAGAGACTGCTGCCGCTCATAAGATGCTGTGACCGAGATTGAAGAATTAAAGTCACTGTTGTTTCATCCTTGGGAAAACAAACAACAAGCACAGAACTCTCCATCTCATTTCTCCCACGTTCACTATCAGTTCTGGGAAGAAGATGGAGAGATTCATTCTGCTCAATGGTATGACTGGAATGGAGAAATGTACCGAGAGCGTAATCACAAACTCTTGGACAAAGGTAATCACATTGAGTTGCAAACCTTTCGCAAGGATAATACTCAAGAACCTAGTATGCTCTTCACTAAGGTAGGGAAGGGTGGTTTCTGTGGTAGAACTGAACAGGATGCTAAGAATAGCAGAGGTGAAGACGTATATTCTTACGTCACTGTGACTGCTGAAGAATTTACATCTATTGATAAAGGTACGACGTGGGGTAAAACTCCAGGACCATTCATTTTCAAAAGAAAATATATAGATTAGATCTATGAAAAAGTTTCTTGATCACTTAGTCCACCACTGGCATAACATCAAGCAATGTCAACTCAACCCGACTTCATTTGCTTATGTACATTATGAGTGGTACTACGAAGATGACGTATTGAAAACTAAACAGTGGTATGACTGGAATGGTGATGTATATCGCCAGAGAGAACATAAAATTGTTATTGATAATGATCAACTAATCCTACAAACTTTCAAAGATGGAATCAACGTCAGTGATATGACGTTCACAGAAGTCCAAGATCGTGTTTGGGTCGGTAAATCTGAAAGGATTGACGAACAAGGTAGGAGAGTTGAAACCAAGGCAAGACTTACTAAAGACTCTTGGGAAACGTCTGACAAAGGGTGGGACAAATCAGGAACTCTTCTATGGGGATCAGAAAAAGGACCTTTTGAGTTTGTAAAATGTACACGGTAAATTCAGATTTTAGACTTATTCACGGACAAGGTGTCGTCAAGATGTGGTACATCAATGGCATCCCCTTTACGTTTGATGAAGTTGATCGACCAACTCCTGAGTTAATAGATGAATGTACTGAAAAAATGTGCTATACTATGGAGGAACTTTATAGGCACTCCCAATACCTCATTATGGAATCTTGCCACCCTATCGTCTTTGAGTTGACAGACGTGGTAAGATGTGAAGAGGAATTGCCATTTTAATAATGCCACACTACAAACCTTATTCACCAGAATGGAACAGGAGACGCTACTTACAGGAAGCGTTAGACTCCTACATCAACGATGACGTTGATAACGATGACATTTTGTCAGACATTCTTGGTATCCTTTCAGATCGATCAGAGTCAGCGTACGCTGAATTCCAGAAGGTTGATGCCTTGAAAGAGATACTCGGTTCTAAATAATCAAAACGCTCGTAGACAATGCTCTCAACTGCTTACCGACTTCGACTCGAAGGGATCTGTAAGAAAATCTCCAAAGGAGAAGAAGTATCAATCTCAGATATGATCTGGGCAGAGAAATTATCAAAGAGTCATACAACTGCCCGAGAGTGGATGCGTCAGGCACGACGAGCATCCAAAGGGATCGATGAAGGCAGTACCGATGATTTTCTGAATAGGATGGGGTTAGGTGAACCAGACCCATCCGATACAAGAACAGGGTTCACCGACGCTGATGACATCAATGATTGGTTTCATCACGATAAACCAGATGATTGGAGACAGAGAGATTGAGTAGTAAGATGATGTTCTTGGTTGACACTGGTGATGGTAGGTGTGTCAGTCACGATGGTTACATCCAACTCGGTAGTTTCTCTCATACTGTAGAGAAACATCTCGAACTATGTCCTGATCAAGAATGGCAAGTTACCTACTGGATGCCTGACCCGTTCTATATGAGGTATAAAAGACCAAACTATCAACATACTATGAAGGCAAACGAAGGTTCTCCTAGAACTGACAATGCTACTGATAGTAGACCAAGGGATTTCCCAGACCAAGCAACAACCAGATTAGAGAGAACATTATGACAAAACCTGTTGAAAACTACGAGCAACTTATTGCTCGCTTTACTAAACGTAAAGAACAATTGTCTGCTAGACAAGATGACCTACAAGGTTGGTATGAAGAGTATATAAAGAATGAGAACGCTCTGACAAGATTGGAAGGTTCTCTACAAGCAATCGAATACGTTGCCTTTGGCAAAATGCCTGGGGA